ATGGCAGATCATCAGTTAGAACCGTTTGAAAACGTTGAATTGGGCGAAAAGCAAGACCAGTTGCAAGTTTTCGAAAAAGCCGTTTTGGAACACGAAGGACGCGGTACGGACGAAGATTCCGGCAGCGCACCACTTCCCGCCAACTACCCCTACAAACAACGTATGCGCCGCGCCGCATACGAGAAAGAAAAACAAAAGCTGCAAATCGAATTGCTGAAAGTGCAAAGCTGGGTCAAAGACTCCGGCCAACGCATCGTCAGCCTGTTTGAAGGCCGCGACGCCGCAGGCAAGGGCGGTACCATCAAACGCTTTATGGAACATTTGAACCCGCGCGGCGCGCGCGTCGTCGCACTGGAAAAACCGACTACCACCGAACGCGGCCAATGGTATTTCCAACGCTACATCCAAAACCTGCCGACCGCAGGCGAAATGGTATTCTTCGACCGCTCATGGTACAACCGCGCCGGCGTAGAGCGCGTGATGGGCTTCTGCGAACCCAACGAATACCTGCTCTTCATGCGCCAAACCCCTGAATTGGAACGCATGCTCGTCGCCAGCGGCATCCACCTCTTCAAATTCTGGTTCTCCGTATCCCGCGAAGAACAACTGCGCCGCTTCATCTCCCGCCGCGACGATCCCCTGAAACACTGGAAACTCTCCCCCGTGGACATCCAGTCGCTCGACCGCTGGGACGACTACACCGAAGCCAAAAACGCCATGTTCTTCCACACCCACACCGGCGACGCGCCTTGGGTCATCATCCGTTCCGACGACAAAAAACGCGCCCGCCTCAACTGTATCCGCTATTTCCTGCATCAGTTGGACTACCCGGGCAAAGACGTGAAAGCCATCGGCAAAGTGGACGAAAAAATCGTCCTTGTCCCCGATACGCGCTACAAAGAGAAAACCGTCGATATCGGTCATGACTGATTGAGCGGTCAGCCGTTTGAGCAGTAAAAAGGTCGTCTGAAAACCTGAAATATAGGTTTTCAGACGACCTTTTTTTGTAAGCCGCCGCCGCCTTTTGCACTTTGTTACATCAACTTTTGCACTCGATGCGTTTTGAAAGTTACGACAGCTTTTGCACTATATCGGATAGCAGAAGATAAGAAAAGCGACGTTCACGTCGCTTTTGTTTTACCAGTTGCAAATAACCAATTCGCCGCTTGTTTTGCCTGTCTTATCCCTGCCTACGGTATAAGTCAGCTCTAGTTGAGTAATACGGAAGCCTTTAAACAAAGCCCGTATATCTGGGTGGTCGTTGATGGATAACATGACCTTGCCTTTGCTCTCCGCCATTGCCTTTGCCAGCAGCTCATATTGAGACCAATCAAAAGCACTATCGTAGCCTGCTGTCTGCCAATATGGTGGATCAGCGTAAAAGAAAGTGTGGTCGCGGTCATATCGTTTGAAGCAACGTTCCCACGATTCGTTCTCTATATAAACACCTTTTAAACGGTTTTTAGCAGCCTTCAATTTGGCTTCAACTTGCGACGCATCCCATGCTTTTGAAGTAGTAGCCGTACCAAAATGTTGATGGACGGTTTTACCGCCGAAGGCATTGTGTTGAAGGTAGAAGAACCGAGCAGCACGTTGTATATCGGTCATACAGTCAGGCGGTGTGTTTTGCAGGCGAGCAAAGACCTCTCGGCTGGTCAGTGTCCACTCGAATTGTCTGACAAACTCGTCAAAATGGTGCTTTACCACGCGGTATAGGTTGACGAGCTGTCCGTTGATGTCGTTGAGCACCTCTACTTTAGCGGGTATTTGCCGGAGAAAGAACAATGCCGCTCCGCCTGAAAACAGCTCGACATAGCAGGAATGCTCAGGAAACATGGGCAACAAGTGTTTTGCTAGCCGTCGTTTCCCGCCCATCCAAGGAATGATGGGTAAAGATTGTTGCGGTTTTTGCATCATATATACTCCTAAATCGGCACTCGACGACGCTCTGAATCAGATTAATATGATGCTCAACGGCATTCTTCGATTTTATAATCAACTGAAAGAATTAATATTTTTGCAGCGTGTGCATTTTATTTGCACGAAACCGCTGCCTTTTGCCAGCAATTTGCCGCAGAATTTGCAGCGCAACTCCCGATAAATTTGCATTTGCATTCACTCCTGTATTAGATAGAATGCCCAAGTCTCGCGAGACTAAGGCGGCCTTAGAAGTCAATGCAGGGTACTCTGCTTGGCTGGCGTAGCGGTGTTACCGCACTGCTACGTCGCCGTCCCACTTAATTTTTCCAATCTCCCTATTGAGGTCGTCAGTATTCAGACGACCTTTTTGCTGCCTATTTATCAACAATCCAAGCCTGATACCACAAGCCCTTGAGTGCCGGCGCATAGTTTATGCCTATATCGAACCCTTCCGTTGTGATATTGCCCACATAAAAGTTTCGTGGCGTTACATCTTGTATATCCAGTACAACATTGACCATCGGACGCTCAGAAAAAGGGACAGCGAAGGGGATGGTAATCCATTTGTTGTTGTTATTTCCTTCCGAAAATTTAATGTCCGATCGAGGGATATACATCTCCCGATACTCTTTTTTACCTCCGCCTTGCGCAGATCGCAGCTTGCTGATTTCCGCCTCCTGCGCTTTAAACTGGGCAGCAACGGCATCGACAAACAGCTTAAAACGCTCGACCAAGGTCATGACTGCAACGCCTGATTAAATTTAGACACAAAGTCGGTATCAGTATCGCCAAGATTGAGCGTGGTTTCTACTGCGGTTTTTTGCGCCTGCGTCAACACTTGCGACTCATCGATACGCAGGCGTTTGGCAACCGCTTCCGAAAGCGCGGTCGCGCCGGTTTTGTCCTGCTCAATATACTTTGCAACTTCCGCCAGCGTATCGTATGCCGCGTCCGCGCCGTCTAAAATCTCTGATTTAACAGCCGTTTTTGCCGCATCAATCAGCGAATCAACCTTCTGACTGGAATAAGCTTTATCAGCCGCAGGCGCAGTATCGTCAATCGCTGCGCCGCTATTGCCGCTGCCGATATTGTCAATACGGGTTTTAAGCTCGTTTACCGCGCCGACCACGCTCCCGCGCTCCGTAGTTTGCAGCATATCTGTCGAGCCGATTTTACCGATAACCTCTTTGAATTTTGCGCCAATAGCGTCCACCAGCGCGTCTATACGTTGTCTTAATGTCATTTTTTTACCTGCCTTTTATGAAATTGCCAAAATAAATCTTGCTACGAAATCAGGGGCTTCGCCCGCATCCTCGCTTTTAACATCGGCAAGCCATTGGGTGAAATCCTCAAATGATTTGCCTTGATTTTCGGGCTGAATCAACCACGTCCGATACAAGTCGTCATCGTACCGATGCGCGGCATTTTCCAAATTACCCTTAAAAACTCGAAATTTACCCAACATTGCTCGTACTCTTTAAAATCTCCAGCGGAATATCTCCGCTGTATTGCACCAAGCCGTCAGAGCGGCGAATGAACTGCAGATCAAAAACGTAATGCCCCTCTGCCAAACTTCGGCACACATCAGCATCCAAACGCAGCAACACCAAGCGTATCTCGGGGTAAAGGGTCGTCTGAAAGCGGGCGACCGTCTCCTTAGTATATTTGCGCCGAAGTTCGGCAGCAGCGGTAACGCCGGTCAGAGCAGAAATACCCAAGTCGTCCAAAACATCGAAGATAACGCTGATTTCGACGGTTTCGCCCTGTTTGAAACGCAGAATATCCGTACTCATAACACTCTCAAAATAAAACAAATTATCTCAGTCCATTGCCCACTGACAAGGCGGCGAGCCTGCACTCAACACTACACGCCCAACTCCAAAACGGCAGCATCGGGGGCTTGGCTGATGATGCGGTTGGTGCGGATATCGTAGAAGACCCGTTGGTTTAAGGCAGCCTGACCGCTCAAAACGATATTCCCGCCGCTTTGCGTTTGCGCCGCCCACGACCCGCCGCCCAAATCGCCCGTTATTTTGGCGATGCCACGCTGCTCGCGGTTGAGCAGTGCCGTCAGGTTTTGATACAGATTGGTCATTTTGTTACTCCCAACAAATAGATAAAAGGTCGTCTGAACATGGCTTTCAGACGACCTTTAAAGCAGTCTTAAAACGGCTTTAATCACTCGTCCAAATAGCGGTCGATGCTCACATTTTGAGTAACGACAGGCGCATCGTTTTCGATTTTGACTTCGACCGATACGCCCACGACCACGCCCTGCCAGTTGCCCGACGGCTCGCTGATTTGCCAAATCTCGCCCAAATTAGCCATAGGGATGGCGTATTTATCCGATACCGGCAGCGATACAGTCTCGCGTTTATGGACGCCCGTCGCGCTCAAGGCGGCAACACCCGCGGCAAGCAAAACAGGCTGGTCGGTATAAAGCGCGTGGGTTAGCGCAGAGGCTCGCGGCTCGCGGTTAGTGCCGTTGCGGTACACGTCCGCGCCCTTGCCCTTGTTGTGGCTCGGCCAAACATAAATCCCGTTCGCCCGCTCGGACACGTTGCGCTGCCCGCTGATGCTGAAAATCACGCTGGCAGGTATGGTAACATCCGCCGCCGCCTGTGCCACCTCCCAAGCCGAAGTCTTCCACTTCGGCTTAAATCTCAGGGCAGGCTTGGCGCGGTCGCTCTCGATAAACCCGCCCGCCGCCTGCGCCAGCTCTTGCAATACCGCCATCGGCGTTTTGTCCGTCAATGCGTACACATCGGCAGGAATCAGCCAATCCGCCATCGTCCATCCGTCTAAGCCCACGCCTGTCGGTCTCAATACCTCCGTGGCGATTTGTTGGGCGTAGATAGGGTTGCGGTATGTGCCGCTGCCTTTTGAGGCGTAGTCCGCGCCCAAGCGGGCGGTAACGCTCCTGCCCGTTACCGTATAGCTTTTCTGCCCGAAGCGGCGGTTGTCGCTGTAATCCTCGGCAAGGATGACAAAAGTGTCCGCATTGATTTGCACCTTGATTTGCGCTTCCTCGCCCTTTGCGCGTGCGTCGGGGTTGATTTTGGCGAAATCCTCGGGCGAAACGGTCAGGCTGCCTTGCCAGCAGTAGCCGCCCGTATCGGCGGTAAACGAGGCGGAAAACAACTCAATCGGCTGCCCGTCCGCCGTGGCTTTGACGGTATTTTTCATGATGTATCCGTTTAAAACAGGGGTTTTTGCCGTATCGAAACAGGCGAACGGCAGCGGAATATGGCGCGGGTCGTGCGCAATTTTCCTACGGTAAAACCGCAGAGCAAGGCGGTTTGACGGCGGGCGGATACCGCAGACGTAGGTTTCGGGGACGGGTTCCGGCTCGACCGGAATCTCATAGTATTCGCAAGGTACGGTAACGGCAGGCAGGGATTTAGGACTGAAACAACACACCAAATCCGCTGCCTCAAGGATGTCCGATTGCAGGCAGCCAACCAATAAAGCGTCGTCTGAAAACGTACTGTCCGCGTGGGCTTCCAATAACTCGCCCGCCTGAGCAGCCTGCGTGTCGCCGCCACAGCCCGTCAAAAACAGGCTGCCTGTCGTACTCAAACCGGAGCAGCCGTCCAGCCCGTCCATCGCGCTTTGAACTCCGTCCGCGCACGCAGTAACCGCAAACGACGGCTCGGACTGCGCTTTCAGACGACCTTCAAGCGCGGTCATTCCCTCAAAGGTCGTCTGAAAACAATGGGCAACATCAACAGCCTCAACCAATACGCCCGCCATTCCGACCGCCGCGTTATCACCCGCGAAACCACCGGTCAAACAGGCCGACCCCATTCCCGCCGCATGTAAAACAAACCCCCATTCCCCCGATACGGCGGCATAGCCTGCCGGCGGCGTGTAAGGTTCGGGCGGCTTGGGCTTGGGCGGCTCAATCGGCGCAACCGCCCCGCCTGCCGCAATATGGCGCAGCGGGCGGGCAAACGGGATTGCCAAACGGTTTGACGGCTTACGCTCCGTAATCAACGCCCCGAAAGGCAGCGGAATCCGCGCGGAATCGGCATAGGTTTTGGATTTATCGTCAGACATTTCAGACGACCTTATCCGCCGTCAGTATCGACGTAGGGCTTGATAAAATCATAGGAGACCGGCTCGTATTGCTTTTTATAATCCGTTGCCACCATCAGATACTCCTCATCCTCCTTAAGGCGGTCGAATCGGTAGCTGCCGTCGTCTTTACTCCAAGTATCGGCGACAATCTCCATCTTCGGGCGGGCAAAAAGATAAATCCGCCGCGATGCGGGCTGCCCGTTGACGGTAACGATACCCTCAGCTTCGCCGGCGATATAACCGCGCCCGCCGTATTTATAATGTGGCGAATGTACAAGGCCGCTATCCAAAATCATATTTGCCATCACAAATCCCAAGCCGTCAGGTTTACCAACATCCCCAAGTTATTGACAGTTTTGAAATACATCCATTCATCGTCAGTCGCATCAAGATTTTTATAGACTTTGCCATAGGGGAGCACATTTGGCGACGGCATTGATTCAAATGTAAATTTGAATCCGGGCAACTTACCGCGCAACATATGTTTATTTTGGTTATTTTTCTCAAAAATAAGGATATTTTCAGCAGAGAAACCGCCCGTAATTGGATTTGGATAAACAACACCATCATGGTTTACACCCGACGTCACTCGGCCTTTTATATCACCCTCACTCGGGGAGTTACCTAAATACCCCTCCATAATCACAATCTTATTGCTATTGTTAATATTCAAGTCCTCAGAATAGCTTGATGTCCCCATCATGATGCAATTACCTACGTCGGCGACTGAAAAACTGTGAAAATCTCCAAAATATAAATTACCGCAAATATTGGCGAAATCAGAATTGAGAATAATTAAACAAAATGCACGACCATGACCAATCACCACCCATGAAAGTTGCTTTTTTGGATCCATCCTATATGACCCATATAGGAATTTTTGAACCACAGAATTTTGTTGGAAAAATACCGCTTTCTCACCAGTCTTAACCGATTTCGGATTTTTTAATCCAACTACATTACATCCACCATATCTAACATTCCCATACACACCCAACGCCCATTTGGTTGATTTTTCGTGCGTACTCCGGAAGCAGGCGTCATTTCCATTTTCAAACGGCATTTCCCAGCCCAGCGGCTCTTTGCGGTTTTCGTTTTCACCATAGCCTGTTACCAAGCAGGCTTTAAGAATGGTTTTAATATCTCCCTCCGCAGGCAGCACCTGCGGCGCACCCGCGTCATCCCAGCGATAAACTTTTACTGGTACTCTTTCCGTATTTGACATTTCAGACGACCTTTTACCCAAATATAAAGCACCATTAAAGCAAAAGCCCCGAAAATCGGGGCTTTGCATGGTTGCAGTCGGGTATCTTATTTGCCATTAATACGCTTAAACTCGCCGCGTTTGGCTAAATAAAACGGGAAGGCGACAATCCAAATCAACAAACAGGCAAGAAACCAGCTAATCGGTCCCATATTACCCATCCCTTGAATCTGTCCTTTTTTAACGCCTATCGTTTGAGCATCAATCAATACCCAAATACTGGTTGCGATAACAATAATAGTAATAAGATTCATAGTTTCCCTTTTGTCTTATTGGTTAATGACGTTGACATTCTAAAATAAACAGCATTAAAAATAAACAATCGGTATAAAAAGGTCGTCTGAAACCATGATTCCAAGTTTCAGACGACCTTTTGCTTATCTGCCTCCTACTCAGCCACCGTATTCCCGCGCAGGCAGGCGGTAAAGCCGTCGCGCCCTTCCTGTCTGTTGGGCGAGGGCTGGACACTTCGTAGAATCCAAACGGGCAGCGGCGTGCCGTAGGTGTTGAAACGGATGCAGTTTTGAGTCGACCAGCCGCCGCCGAACGCTGTCGACTTAATCGTAAAGTACGGTTTGCCCGTGGCGGGATTGGCGGGGGCGAGGTCGGTCAGGGTATCGCTCTTGGCGACCAAGCCCAACTGCTCGCCGTAAAGCTCGAATTGGTTGGCAGTAGTGAATTTAATCAGCCAACGCTCGGTAATTGCGCCGTTGCTGGCGAGTTTGATCGGGTAATCCTTGACATTAGCCTTTGCCAAAATCGGATCGCCGCGGCGCGAATCCGCCCAAACGTTGTCCCATGCCTGTTGCGAGAAAGGCTCGGTCGCGCGTACCAGCAAATCGCCGCCGATCAGGGCGGATGAAACGTAAGTCCCTGCTTTGGGGTAGGCGCGCGAAATGGCAAATTGCAGTTTCAGACGACCCGAAATATCGACGCCCGTAATGCGGTTTTCCTCTTCCCACGCGCAAACAGCGGTCAGCGGCAGAGTGTATTGCGACAAGTCCAACGGCTCGCCGAAGGTGATACTGCCTGCCTTGAGGTCTGCCGTGTATTTTTCGGCAAGGACGTGTTTGCCTTTGCTGTCAATCAAACATAGGCGGTCGAGGTTTTGTCGGTTGAGCGTGATTTTCTGGGCGGCGGTAAACGCGCTGCCCAAATCCTGCTTGAGCCGGTTGGAAATCACGACCATATCGCCCTTGCGGAATACGGGGACGCGTCCATCGGCAGGCAGGCGCACGGCATCGATGCCGATAATCGACGAATCCAAAGGCAGATTGTCTTGGGTTACGGCGTTGTATCGCAGCTCTTCGGGATAAAAACCTGCGGTGCGGGTAATTTCGTAGAAACCTGTTTCGTAGTCTATTTTCCCCGTGATGCCGCCTTCGATATTGCCCTCGGCATTGCTGCGGCCGACGATGTCGCCGTTGTTGGCATAAACGGTAAAGCTTTCGGGCTTGACCGGCGCGGCGGGCGTGCGCCCCGCGTAAGAAAAAATCTTAACCTGCGGCAACCGGACGACCCCGCCTGTTACCTTTAGGCTTTGAAATTTGACGGCTGGGTCGTTGATAGACACTTCGCCGGTGGCGGACAATGTACCGATATTTTCGCCGCTGCCTTTGGTTGCATCCCAGTTTTTATAAAGCGTTCCGCCGTATTCGACGATTTCGGTCGTCCCGTCTGAAAAAGACCATGAATTAAAGATGCAGGTGCTGCCTTGGTCAAAATCAATCAAGACATTAAATGTCAGCCCGCCTGCCAGACGCCCGCTTCGGGGCTTGGCGTGGGATGAGTCGGCGGACAAAAATTCCGCATTCCAGTCGCTGAAGGACATATCGACGGTTTTCTTGGCGGTCGCGTCTTTTTCCTGCGCGCGCCATGCGGCACCTAAGGTCGAATAAGACTTGGTCGCCCAAGCCAACGCCTCCACCCGCAACGCGGATTTAGGCACAATCAGCTTGCCGCCGTCCCAGCGGATACCCTGCACGGCGTTTTTACCCGCTTTCCAGCCGCCTTTGACTGCGAGCAGACTGATACGTGCCGTACCTGATTTAATTTCTTTTCCGGCAGAAATCGCCATTTTCATCTCCTATCTAACCGCTGCGCCATACCAATTCGGCACCGTGTACTCTGTCTCTTCAGAGACTTGCCCTTTGACATCCAATCTGAAGACCGACTGATTAGGCGTAGCGTCCTTGAATACCAGCTCCCAATGCGCTCCCTTATCCTCTGCCGTCATGCCGTAGCCTGCGCCGCCGACCACGCTTGCGCTGATTCGGCGCGTCTCTTCGCAGGTGTAGTCAACTGTGTTGCTGTTGATGTAGCGTTCGGTCGAAATCACGCCATTGAGGTAATCCACCGCCCCCTGCATATCGCCCGTCAGACTGCCGTTGCCGTCGTCGCGGGCTGTTTTCGTACCGCCATCCTGCCAAGTCAATACCAACGTACCCGGCTTGATGGGATGACCCAAGCCATAGGTGCATTTACTTTCGGCAGGTTTCGGCGTCGCTGCCGTCCCCGTCTTACCGCCGTCGGACGAGGCAAACCCCGAAATCCCGCCCCATTGGAACACAAGGCGGCTGCCGACATCGGGCAGTACGGGCAGATTAAGCACGACAGAGCCGGTGGTTGACGACACCGTGCCTACCGCTTTGCCTGCCTCATCGCGCAACACGCCGTCGCCCGAATCGGCGAGCAGATACCAAACGCCCAACGCCATAAACGACACTTTCAGGCTGCCCGCCGCGGGCGCGGGTGTCAGCAGCGGCGCAAACGCCGTGCCTTGATTGGTTTCTTTGATTTCGACCGCAAAGGCAAACCGAGCCGCCGACGATTTGGCGGCGGGGATGGCGGAAATGGTATAAGTCCCGTTTGGGATACCGCTCAGACGGCCTTTTTCATAGTCGGCTTGAATAATATCGTCGCCGGAGACCAACTGCCCCTGCGCGTTGTCTTTGTAGTTGCCGATTTTGATGCTGCCCGGCAAAAGCGAATGGGGCATCGTCAACGATCCGCCCGATACATACCCGTGGAAAACCCGCTTTTCAGGCGCGGCAGCTACCCACATATCGCCCGCGACGGGATATTGGTCGGCATACGGCGTCTCCACCGTCGAAGTCGGCACCAGCTTTTCGTAGATACTGGCAACCGTCAGCGACGCATCGCCCGCCTTAAGGTCGTCTGAAACGGGTTTGACGCCGTAATAGCTTGCCGAATCGGCGACCTGCGTCTCCAAAATCTTGACTTTACCGCCCGCGTAACCTTCGACGGGGTAATCCACCCCGTCGAAATCGCGCGTCAGCGGGTTGGTCGTCTCCATTTTGACGACGCGGCGGCGGATTTCTTTGGTCTGCCCGCTCGGCAGGGGAATTTCAAACGTCCGCATTTCGTGCGTCAGATTGGCGATGCGGAAATATTCGGTAATGCGCTCAGTCTTGCTGTTGGTTTTGTCTTCGTGTTGCAGGCAATACCGTTCGCCCACTTTAGGCAGCGGGGCTTCTTCGCGCTGATATGCCTGCACAAGGCGCACGCCCGCCAAATGCCGCCCCATCAGCGTCATGCGGCTCTCCACCGTCGGCACGGAATAAGCCTCGATACGCGGCATAATGTCTGCGCGGCTCTCGCCGTAGTTGCGCGCCTTAAACGCCAAAAATGACACGTTTTCAGAGGTCGGTGGCTCGGTAATGACAAAATGCCCGCCGTAAAGCGGCTCGGAGTCATTGCGCAGGACGGCAGGGTAGAGCAAACGGGCGTCCAAGCTGCCCATCGTGCGGTCAACGTCCGAAACGGGCGGGAAAATCTCGTTATCCTCGCCCGTCAGCGGCTGCCCCACCATCAAACCGCCGCCGTCAGGCGTATCGGTCATGCGCTGGCTGGGGTAAATCTGCAAATCCTGTTGCGTCAAGCGCGTTGTTTTTTCCATTTTGAAACCTTTTTAAATCCTGTTTAAACCTGTTTTCAGACGACCTTAAAACGTCATCAGGTAGAGTTTTGCGGTGTATCGTTCGCTGTCCGCCTCCGGCGTTGAGTACCGCACCGGCTCGACGCTACCCAAAGCCGCGTCGTGCGTGCGCCAAACGACATTAAATTCGCGTCCGTCGTAATGCGTCAGCGTCATTTCCAATTCGGGGACGTCCGTCCAATCGCGTAAAGTCCGCAAAGACCCCAAGTCCAGCCATACCCAATCGCCCGACAACGTAATCGGGCGACCGTTTGCCTTGATGCCTTGTTGAATGACCAAACCGCCCGACAGAGTGCGCTGCGGCGCGGCCTGCGCCACCTTGTTCCAACTAAATTCATCTTCCCAGCGCATATCCTGCGGCAGGCGGACAGTTGCGCCGGTGTCCTTGCGCTTTAAAATCCAATCGGCCATTTCAGACGACCTTTGCCTAAATATAAAACCCCATTAAAGCAAAAGCCCCGAAAATCGGGGCTTGGCATGGTTGCAGTCGGGTTTGTATCTGCCGCTTGAATTAACTTGTCCGCTTTAACGAGTTTTCCAGTTGCGTCATCAGGCTGCCGACCGCCCTGTTGGCGACTGCTTCGTCACGTTGTGCCAAAAGGCGGTTAAGCTCGTCAGGATTGATATTAACCTGCGGATTGCCAATTTGCTGCAACTGGCGTGCCACGTTGTTGCTGCCGCTTGCCGTGTTTTGGCTGCGGGCGCGGTCTTGGGCGGCAGATTCGGCGCGTTTGTTGCGTTGGCGGTCGTAAATCTGCTGTTGCAGCTCGATTTGACGCTGGTATTCGCGAGCGATGTCTCCCTGTCCCAGTTGCTTGGCGTTTGCCAGTTTCTGATTCAGCTCGCGCAACTTTTTCTCCTGCTGCAAAGCGTAGCCCGCTTCGGCGTTGCCGTTGAGTTCGGCAAGCTCTGCCTCAAGGGCGCGCGTCGCGTCGCTTGCCTCTTGGCGCAGCGCATTCAGACGACGTTGCGCGTCTGCAATCGCATTGCGAAACTTAGTCAGCTCGGTATTGCCCAGCTTGTCGGCGGCCGCCGCAGCCGCACTGGCTGCATCGTTCAACACACCCTGCGTCAACGCGCCCTGCGCCGTTGCGTCGCTCAACCGCTGCATGGCGGAGTTGGCAAGGTAAATCTGCTGGGTGTAGTCCTTCATGCGCCCGATTTGCAGCGTCGCCTCCATGCCGATTTTGACGCCCCTGAATTTTTGGTTCATTAGCTCAAGCTGCTCGTTGTTAAACTTGACGTAGCCGCCCGTCTGACTGAGCCGGTAGCCGTAGTCGGTTACGGCTTTGGCGGCTTTTTCGGTCGCTGCCGCCGCCTTTTCCGCACTCGCCGCTGCATCGTCGTTTGCCTTGACCACCTTGCTGACGGATTGGGCATGGCTTTCCGCCGCCTGCGCGCCTTTGTTGTGAGCGTTTTTGGCAGCCTCGCCCGCCTGTGCGGCAGTATCATTCAACCCTTGATAGGCGGCTTTGGCTTTTTCTGCGCCACCTGACGCCGCGTCGCCCAAGCGGGCAAGCTGCTCCTGTGTCAAAAGTGCCGCATCACCGCTGGCTTTGAGTTGGTGTTGGAACTCGGCGAACTCCTCCTTGCTTTTGAGTTTACCCATCATCTGCTCAAACGCCGCCTGCATCAGCTTGGCATCTTTCTGCCCGGCAGCCGCCGCCTGTTCGGACGCGTCCTTAAAGTCGGCAAACGCCTGACGTGCGTCGCTGCTGATGCCGGTCATCACGGCTTTGCTGTCCACGCCGATTTTAGCGAATGCGTCGGCAACCTTGTCGGAGGCAACAGGGGCGGCGTCGCCGATTTTTTTGATTTCTTCGGCAGTCATCCCCGCTTGTTTGCCTGCGTCTTCCAAGGCGGCTTTCAGTTTTTCGACCGCTTCGGGGCTGTCCATCTGCTTTAATGCCGCCTGAAACACACGGGACATCTGCTCGGCATCATTGCCAAACTTGGCGGCGGCGGTGGAAAAGTTGGCAATCCCTTCTGCCGCCTTTTTACTCATGCCGGTGGTGACTTCTTCCGCCGTCAGCCCCAAAGATTCGAGGGCTTTCTGCGCTTCGGCAAGTTCGCCCGTGTCCGCGCTGATTTTGACGTTTTTCTTGTCAAGTTCCGCCTTCAGGTCGGCGGTTTTGGTGCGCACGTTTTCCAGCTTGACCGCCAGCTCGCTGTAAAAATCGCCAGTTTCGCGCCCGTCGGCACGCAAGGCAGCCATACTGCGCTCCAACGCCGCCTGTTCGGCGGCGGAAGCACGATATTCGGCTTGCAGGGCTTTGACGGCGGCAGCTTCTTCTTCGGCGGCTTTGGCTTTGGCGGTGGCGGCTTTTTCGGCGGCTTCTTGCGCCTTTTTATCCGCTTCCGCCAACTCGCGCTTGATTTGCGCTTCGGTTTTGAAATGTTCGCGGTATTTGTCCAGCCAGCCCGTAGTAAACAGGCTGTCTATGATGGCGGGGATACGGGCGAGGTTGTCGCCGAAAATTTTTGCCAAATCAGTGTTTTCGCGCAACCAACCGCCCACACCGCGTCCCACTTCAAACGCCGCAAACAGAAGCCCGGCATTGGATGCAGCCGTCTTGAGATTTTGCGCCAACGCCCCCGCAGCAGCAGCCCCATTGCCGAAGCCGTTGCCGGCAGCGGCAGATTTGAGCGCGATGCCCAGCTCGCGCGCAGCGGCAGTGGTCGACAGGATGGATGCCTTGGTTGCCTCAATGCCGACGCGCTGGGTCGCAAACGATGCCGATACCGCGCCGCCCGTCAGGCGGACAGCCGCTTCATAAGCCTTGACGGCAACTGTGCCTGCTGCAAACAGCGCGGCAAGTTGCGTCAAAACGGGAAATTCTTCGGTAATTGCGCCAACCGCACCGGCAACGCCGCCCACCGCACTCGCCAACAAAGACACCAAAGGCAGCAGCTTTTCGCCGACTTCGATGGCAACGTTGATGATTTCCTGCTTGGCTTTGGCAATCTGCGCCTCGCTGGTGGACATGGCGTTTGCCACTTCTTTTTGCATCGCGCCGACGACTTGTCCCTTGTCAGCGACCAAACCCAAAGCCTTTTCGTATTCGCCGAGCGAGCCGACCAGAAGCGCGATGTCGTCGCTGTATTCCGTGCCGAAGAGTTGCGAGAGCGTCAGGGCGCGGCTTTGTTTGTCCAAGCCTTCGAGTTTGTGCAGGAACTCGGTCAATGCCTGCTGCGGGTTGGCGGCGATGTTTGCCGCCATCTCGTCGGCGGACGTACCGATAGATGCAAGTGCGTCTTGGAAACCCTTGCCCTGACTTTGCGCGGTTTGCAGTTTTTGCAACAGCGCATTGATGGCGGTAGCCGCCACTTCGGGCGGTTTGCCCAAGGCGATAAAGGCGTCGGCAAGCGCGGCGGCTTCGTCGGCGGCAAGTCCAAACTGTTTCGCCGTACCGCCGATACGCGCCATCGCGGCGACAATGTCTTTTTCACGCGCGGCGGTATTGTTGCCCAAAACGTTGACGGCGTCGCCGAGTTTTTCCACTTCGCCGATTGGGATTTGGAACACGTTGGCAATCGTTGCAGCGGCATTACCCGCTTCTTCCGCGCTCAAACCGAAGGCAACCGACATTTTGGACGCGATGGCGGTAAATTCCGACAATTTCTCAATCGGGATGCCAAGCTGCCCGCCTGATGCGGCAAGTTCCGCCATTTCGGCGGCGGAAATGCCCAATTCCGCTCCCATTTTCTTCAGCTCGTCTGAAAGTTGGGCGTACTGCTCGTCCGTGCCGTCGGCGACTTTTCGCACGCCCGCCATCGCGGTTTCGAATTTCATCGCCTCGCGGGTGGCAAACGCCAAGCCGCCCGCGCCGCCGACCAAGCCCTGAATCTCCGAAGCGACCTCGGCAATAGACGGCTTCACGCCTTTCAGGCTGGCTTCGAGTTCGCGCACCTTGCCTTCTTGCAACTGCGCCGCACGCGCCAGCTCCTCATGCGAGAGCGTGCCGCTGTCTTTGAGCAGTTCGTAAGCGTCTTTGGTCTTTTGGATTTCCTGACGCGCCTTGTCGTCGGTATCGATACCGAGCTGGATTTTGGCATCGGCGATGGCTTTTAGGGTTTGCGCCTCAGCAGTCAGGCGGTCTAGCTGTGCCGTTGCGGCAGCGGATTCGGACGACAGGCGCGCCTCTTCAGCAGCAAGGTTTTTGACGGATACGCCCGACACTGCCATCGCATCGCGGGCGGCATACAGCTTGCCTGTCAGCTCGGTTTCGCTTTTTGCCAGGCGTTCGGATTCGGCGCGCAGTTTCGCCAAGTCGGCTTGCTGTTGCTGCGTACCGCCGCCGCGCATGGATTTCTCCAGCGTCGCGGTCAGTTCGTCCAGCGCGCGCATTTCTTTGGCGGTGTTGTCCAATTCCGCCGACAACGCCTTATATTCCGCAATCGCCGCCTGTTGCGCCTGGGCTTTCGCAAGCGTCGCCCCCAGCTCTTTCGCCTCTGCCGTCAGTTTGCCCGTATCGATGCCCGCCGCCTCGATGGACTGCGCCAGCGCGTCGATGTGTTCGGCACCGGACACGCCCGCTTTAATCTCTAAACCTGCTTGAATATTCGCCATTATTTTGATACCTTTGCTATTTAAAATAAATAATCTTACTTACAGTCAGCATATGAAACATTTGCAACCCTACTACAAACAGGCAATCCGTCAGATTCTTTCAGAAAACAGATTGTCCGCACTGTTTGATGTCGACCAAATTTATGACGCACTATGCACCTTTCCCACTCCCCAAACTGCAGCAGACCATATCTGCACGCTTCGGAATAACGAAAATTTCACATGGAAGAAATTGGAAAAATGCCAAGAAATCGCCCGCAAGGAAGGGTGGAGAAAATTTGAAACACCAAATCCTAGAAACAAGTACCGAATCCTTTTACAGGCTGCTTCTTTGCGGGCATCAAACCTTAGAATTGCAGCAGAAGCCAAAGTCAAATTGACGCGAAACCTTAGCTGGGAAACATATGTTTCGCAGTTAGACTTGATTGATGAAAAAATGCTTGTTCTATTTTCCGAACATTACAAACTCCCAAAGCTACCTCCATTTTTCCCGTGCGACTTATCCACACTTTCTACACGAATGGTTCGAAAATCATGAAAACCCTCGCTCTAACCATACTTTTCGCCGGCGGCGCATTCTCGGCATTTATCGCCCTGTATCTCGGTTTCGATATGTTGGCGCACATCCGCGATATGAAACTGCCGGAATTTTTTGCCTTTATGGCCGTCAGCGGATACCTGATTAAATCAGCCCTGTATCGGTTCTAATCTGTTTTAAACCCGTTTAAAAAAAGGTCGTCTGAAACTCCACGCCGCTGCGCCTACACGCAGAAGCCCGTTTCAGACGACCTTTTTGCCGTTTATCGGACGACCCGACCGGCGAACCCGCCAATCCGCATAAGCCGCCCGAATCTTTAGTTGTTGTACGACGTGAAGGAATAGGTCGAGGTCTCGCCCGAAGCCAATACCGCCGTGCCTTTGAATTCGGCTTCGTTGAAGTCGTCGCCGAACCAGTCGATACTGCCGTCCGCAGCCAATACGGCATGGGGGATGTGCAGGATGCCCGCCTCGCCGGTAACGCGGTTGCGGCCGTCGACATAGATTTCCAAATCCAAGCGCGACAAGGTGGCCGCGGATACTTTGTAGCCGCCCGATGCACGGGTTTTGTATTCGACGGTAATTTCTTCGCCATCGTTGACAGTATCAGCGGTCGGCAGGATGGTAATCATGCCCAAGGTGGCGTTGATGTCGACATGTGCCGCGTCAACGGCAGCTTTGGACTTGTTTTTGACTTTGACGGTAGCCGGGTCGATGTTGCCGTTTGCCAGCTTGTACGCCATGCCTTTTTTGCCGATGGTTACGGTCTCGTCGGTAACGGTCTGCGCCGTTGCCGCAATGACGGCGGCTTCACCCATTAGGGCAAGCGCGAGGTTGTCTTTGTCGAAGGTGTCGAGCTTCAAGCCGATTTCGGTGGGCTTGACGGTTTTCAAACTGTCGAGTGCGCTGCCGTAAGTGCCTTTTTGCTTGGACACGCGCTCTTTGGTTTCCACGCTGGTCTGCGTGGTCAGGGCGGTGGTATTGCCGATGTCGATAAAGCCCGAGCCTTTTTGATTGAGGTTGCGTACCTTGACGTCGCCCTCAAAGATTAAGCCGTGGTCGTTTTGTTTTGCCATGTGGCAGCTCCTTTAGTTTGCCGCCTGCACGGTGTCGCAGGCGAATGAAATGGGGTAAAAAGCAAAGCCGTCGTTATACTCGATGGATGGCGAGGCGATGCGGCGGAAGGGGGTAACGGCATATTCGTCGCCCGCGTCCCAGCCTGAAAACGCACACTGGATTGCAGTCAGGGTCTCGCCGACCTCGTACAGTGTGGATTTGCCGTTGGCGGTATAGCTTCGCGCCAAAACAAAGGTAAAGTGCAGCGTCGATTTGAGGAATTTGCCGTTTTTCGCCTCATCGGCAAAGGTTGAGCCGCCGTAAACGACATAGACCGCGCCATCCAGCGGGGCGGCCTTGCGCTTCACCGCTCCTTGGGCGAGCAGCTCGGCAAGTTCGCCGATTTCCTTAACCGCCTTGATGCCTTTGACGGTTTTCAGACGACCTAGGATTTCGGGATAGACCGCCAATAAGTTTTCATGCTGTTTCAAAGCCATATCAAACAATCAATCCTTCCAACCAATCGGACATCAATTCGTCAATGTCCTGATAATCTTGCGAAGACAATCCCAAAAACGGACGCGCTGGCATGTTTTTCGTGCCTTCCTGTGCATAAACCGAGTAGCCCATGATTGAGCCGGTAATCACGCTTTTTGCCGATGCCTCGTGCGTAATGCTTGCCAAGAGGTTGCCGTGGTCTACCAAAATCCCGCCGCGTCCGTTTTTGGCTTCTGCCGTAGCGGGGCTGACATCCTGCCAGCGTTTGCCGTCAGGCGCGGTTTTGGTTTCGGCGATACGGCGGCGAGTCGAAGATTCGAGGACGCCGCCGATAGCGCGTAAAGGCTCTTCAAGGCTGCCTGTCAACTTGCCCGACAGGCGGTTCAGCCTTTGGGCGATACGCGACAAGTCGTGTGATACCGTAATCCGCATTGCCTACTCCTTCAGCCATTCCCGCAAATCGGGTTCGGCATTGACATAAACGGCACACGTTGACGGTCTGCGTTCATCCGATACGCGTGTTTCGTCCAGCATGTTCGGATTTTTGACGACCATCTTCAGCCAAGCGACCGCCGACTGATAACGCTCCTCCACAATTCCCGTTACCGCGTCGTCGTAGAGGTAGTAGCGGGCGATGTCGCAGACTTTGATTTTCAAAACCTGCGGCGCGGTGTCGTTGGTAAAAAACAGTTTCGCCGCCCGAAGGTAGCTTGCCGCTTCTTCTTCCGCGTCCGCAATCGCCGCCGCCATCACCGCTTCGTCTATGGTTTCGTAGTTTTCATGGTTCGACCGTTCCGCCATTTCCTGCTCGCCGAAGCGGGTCATCATGTCTTGGATGGTAATCATGCCGTCCTCCGTTTTCAGACGACCTTTAAACTTGCCCTAAAGGTCGTCTGAAATCCGTTTAAGACATGGTCAGCGTTGCCAACAACTCAGGGCGCAGCGCAATCGGCAGCGGGTTTGACTGCATGTGCAGGCTCCAACCCTTGTCGTGCTGCAATTTCTCGCGGCTGGCGTAATACGGCAGGGCGCGGGTGTTGACGGTGGCGTTCATGTCGGCGGGGGCGAAATACTCTTTGTAGAGATTACGGCCAACCGGCAACAGAATCGCCTTGTCCGCCGCAATGTCGGCGTCGCTGCCGAAATGGTTGGCATACTCGATAAAGCGGATGCCCTTGTGGACAAACTCGGACGGATTGAGCGTATCGCCTTCGCGGTAGGCGCGAGCCTCATCAAAGCGTTTGTACACTTCGAAGATGGACTTATGCACTTTGAGCGCGCTCAAAAACTCTGCGCCGCAATACACGACCCAGCCGCGCACCTGCGCACCGGCGAATTTTTGGCGTTGCTCGGACAAGAGCTTGTCCAATACCGAGCCGACTTCGGTCGCTTCTTTGGAAAATTCGATGTTTTGCGTTTTGCGCGTAACGCTGAATTCGGCGTTCAAATCAAGCATCACGCTGCCGTCCGCATCCAAAATCTTGCCTTGCAACGCGCCGAGCATCAGATGCTCGCGGGTGTATTCAAGGTCGGATTTGCCGCCGGCGAGTTTTTCGTTGACTTTGTCCATGACGGTCGCGGCTTGGGTCGTACCGAAAGCGCGCAGGTTTTGCACGTCGTCGGCGCGAACGACATCATGAATCGGCAGGTGCGGCACTTTGACGGTGCGCACGGTGCGTTTCGGACTTTCGACCGCCTGACCGGATGTGCCGCGCTCTTTGCTGGCAACCAAGTGGACTTTGCCGTCTTGGAACTCAATGTCGGCATAAGTGGTGGTCAGATATTCGGGTTCGAAGATGCCCAACTCGCGGATTTGGCTTGCGCCCGGGTCGATTTTGTTGATGGCGGTGGTCATAGCCTGCACGCCAAATTTGCTGTTATCGGATAAAGGCATGATGTGTCCTTGTTAAATCGGGTTTAAAGGTCGTCTGAAAATCAGGCGATGGGCGTGCCTTGGTAAACGATGCCGTATGCGTCGCCTTCTTTTTTCAGCGCGTCCAAGGTTTTGCCGGTAGTTGCTGCTTTGACGTCCGCATCGGCAACTTTTGACAGGTCGATGATGCAGTTGAGCGGCTGTACGACGACTTTGCCGTCGGCTTCATCGGTCAATGCAAGCAGTTTTTTGCCGCGCAGCGGGTACTCGACAAACTTTCCTGCCTTCGTGCCGGTATCGGCAGCAACGGCAACACGGGTCTGCGGCGTCGCTTCGTATTTCAAAAAGTCGGAAATAGCAGAGCCTAAGATTTCGGTTTTGACTTTAGACATAAGAGCCTCCCAATAAGCCTTTGTGGCTGGCGACGGAGAATTTTCCGTCCGCCTCGCCGGTTTGTTCGGATTCGCCTTTGCCTGCGCCTTCGCTCAACAGCGCAGGCGGCACGGCAGATGTGGCGGTTTTTGGCTTCAAATCGGCAATCATGGCTTCTGCCGCGTCAATGTCGGCAGACAAAAGCACGGTCATCGTCGCATCGGACAAGCCTTCAAACTTGCCGTTTTCTGTTTCTTTGAAACCTGCGGCGGACAATTTCGCCTTGATTTGGTTTTTCTTGGCAGCCGCTTCGGCTTCTTTCAGCTTTTTCTCGGCTTCGGCTTTTTCAGCCTTGAGCGTATCGACTTCCGCTTTCAGTTCGTCAAACGCTTGCTTTTCGTCTGGTGTCATGGATAACTCCAAAGGTTTTTTAAAAATATCCGGCAAGGGGCTGCCGTCCGACAACACCACCGCCTCCGTCTCACTGTCCACGCCGACGGCGGTAAACGACACCTCGCGGATGGTGCAGCGGCGCAAAATCACAGCAGGCCCCGTTACCTCGTTGCCGTTGACGGACAATACCGCGCCCGCCGCCAGCTCCTCGTAGGATTCCGCCTGCGCGTAAACCGACATTTCCCAAGGGAAGCCTTGGTCGGCTGCTTCGGCGATCTGCGTGCCAAACTCGTTGGACAACAGACTGCCCTCGGCAATCAGACCGTCCGCCGTTACCGACAGGCTGCACACGCCCGCCATTTTCAGCGGCGAATGCTCCAGCAGGACGGGGACGGACGCTTTGTGCGACAGCTCTGCCAAATCGACGACGGTCTGATAACCGCCGTAATCGAACGGCTTGCCCGAATTGGCGACGCCCTTAAAGGTGCGCACATCATCCGCACGGGTCGCCAAGGCAACCGGCAGCGCGGCGGACAATTTGATATTGAGGGGTGATGTTTTCGTATTCATAGCCGCCATTGTGCAACGCATGACGGCAAACAGACGGCGGCATGACTTCACTTTGCTGCCCGAAATGAAAAAGGCCGCCCGAAACCGTATTTCAGGTTTCAGACGACCTTTTGGAGGATATTTCAAAATGCAGACGGCAGAGGTTTAAAAAAACGTTTCAGGGGGCTTTTAGGGCTGCGTCAGATTGCATTTAAACTCTCGGATATATCTTTGCCTATCCTGACCGATAAAACGCGCTAAAACGCGAAATTTGAGCGGCTATGAAAAAAGGTCGTCTGAAACGGTTTCAGACGACCTTTGGGTTATACAGGTTTAAATCTCGGATCAGCTTCAAGCGCGGCTTTCAATTCGGACTTGTACGGCTTAATCCACTCGGACTTTTCTGCTGCTTCAAGTATCCATCCGCATACACGGGCAAATGCCGCAGCGGACAAATCCGCAATCGAAAATACGCAGCCCGAAAACTCGCCCTGCATTTGTTCGGCTGCCTCCTTGTCGATTTCGGCAAGACGCGGGTACAGATAGTCCAACAATTCGGAAGGGGCGGTTTTCCCGCCTAAAAATACTTTTACTTCGCGGCTGACATACAGTTCAGACGGCATGACTTACTCCGATATTTTTACCAATAAGCGGACTTTATCCCGCTGTTCTTTCGGCAATGATAACACATACTGCAACAATTTATGCCGGTTTGCCGCATTCAGATGGCGTAAATCAAGCGGGACAATATCGGCTTTATCAAAATGCTCCTGAATCTTATCGACCTTAGTATTCCACGCCCCGGCGGTGTGTGCAAAATAACGGTTCATCAATTCCGCACGTTCGGGATTTTCGGTAAACATAAAATCCAGTTTTGCCCATTCCTCGCGGGGCAGGTCGTCTGAAACAATCAGATAATCGGCTTGCCCCTTACCTTTCTCCACAGGCAAATCGAACACTTCCAGCCTGTCGCCCGTTTCAGCCTGCCACGCTGCCGCAGCTCTCGCTTCGTGGTCTTTGGTATTGTTGGCAGACTGCTCTTTTGTCAGCCTGCGCACTTCTTTTTCCGACACCTTATCCGACAAAGCCAACACCACCACTTTGTCAGACGGCACGCTGTACCGCTTGTCCAGCCACGCCTCGCGCTCGGCAATCATGGCGGTCAGTGCCTCTTCGCCGTTTTTCTCGCCAAACAGCGCGTCCATTGCGCCCAATCGGTCACCGTGGTTGTGCGCAAAGCTCGGCGTGATGTCGTCGGGTATCAATACCGTTTTGCCTGTACGCGGATTGGTAAACTCGACCATATCCACATCAGGCTCGCCGCTGATGCCCTCGCGCTCCGCCTGCCGACGGGTCAGGGCGGACACCGAACATTTGCAGCCGTAGCCGTTGGGCGGAAAGATGACTTTCCAAATGTCGTGTTCGACCGGCAGGACTAAGCCGTAGTACCGTTTATGGCTGTCGCGCGGATGCCCGGCGGCGGAATGGTTGTAACGCAAATACGGCAAGGCTTTTTTATTTGCCTGAATCCGCTGCCACTGCCCCGCCGCAAAGGCAGTTTGCATATTGGTGTTGAAGATGGTTTTCAGACGACGTGTGCTGCCGAGCTGTACCAATTTTGGCTCGCCGTCCAGCGGGTCGGTCATTACTTGCTCGCCCCACCAGCCTTTCGCCATCAAATACGGTTTTAAACGCTTTTTAAAATCAGCGAATGCCGTACCGTTTTTCTGCGCAGATTCGATGGCATCTTTGACTTCGGCGAGCATATCCGCGTCCATCATCTTGGCGACGGTAAACGCAAGGCTGTGCTGATACAGCCAAACGTCGTAATGCGAAAACCCGGGCAGGATTTTCTTAGCCTTGAAATGCTCGAAAGCGGCTTTATCGACTAAGCCGGCGAAGCTGTATTCAATCCCGTCCATCGCCCGCTCCGTCAGCCCAAGCCGAAAGGCCGTCTGAAACCAAACGCTGGATCAAGAGATTGTCGCCTTTGCTCAAATCAAGTTCGGACAGCTTCGCCTCAAATTCGGCATAGTCTTTGCAACCTTCCAACAAACCCAACACTGCTTCCATCTTCGGGCGGGAGATTTCCTGCTCCGCCGTATCAGGCGCATTATGTGCAAGGCCGTCAGACAGGCGCAGGCTGAATTTGGCGGGCGCAGGATTTTCAGACGACGTTTTCGGGTCGCGCAGCTCGAAATGATCCGGCTCAAAGCCCAAGATGTCGCGGTAGTAAGTTTCGGTCAGCACGAGTTGTCCCGTATCCATATACATCTTGTCGCGTTCGGCGCGGGTTTTATCGACCTTGATTTCGTCTTCAAACTCAAACCACACACCCTTTGGCGCATTAATAGGCTTGCCGTAGGCGTTGTTGACCATCACAAGCGCGTCGATAAAGTGCTGTGCAGCGCGGGAGAGCAGAGCGAGATACGCGCCGATACGCTCGTCGCGGTTGTTTTCTTCGGTTTCCTGACTGGCGCGGCTGGCGGTCTCAAGGTCGCTGGTTTTGACTTTGCCTAACAGCGTTTTTTGGATACGCGCATTGGCAAGGTTTTCCAGTCGGCGGAATGCCTGACCGTCCGCGCTGTTTTGCAGCATCATCACATCGTCCTCGCGGTCGATGCTCAATGCGCCGCCGGAAACAAAGCGGTAAAACCGGCTCATGAAGCTATTGTGGTCGTCCTCGCTGTTGGCTTGAATTTTGGCAATCAAATAAGGCTGGGCATAGCGCGTGATAAATTGCGCGGCATAGACAAAGCCTTTTTTACGCAGCGCAACCGGCGCATACAGCCGCGCCGCCGCCATTTCGCCCGCAGGATTGGTTGAAGTGGCGCGGTGGGCAATAAAGAGATACAGAACATCCGTATTGCAGGATTCCTCGCCGCCGCTGCCGCGATACACCAGCGAGCCGTCGCGGTAGGGGATATATTTCGCCAGTTCGCCGCTCTTGTTGCTGATGTGTTTAATCGTCAAAAAGCCGTCGGGTTCGGGATGATAGACATAACGCCCCACGCCGTATCCGCCCAGTCGTGCCGTCAATACGATTTCGGCAAGCGCGGGCAGATGGCGTTTCAGCGTTTTCCACAAGCGGTCTTTATCCTCGTCGCCCAAATCCTCGCCGTAAATCCGCCAAGGCTTGTTGAGCATGGCCGCGTGCAAATCCTCCAAACAGGCGGCCACCTCGTCATCGCTTACTACCGCATCCAATGCCTGCTGCCTGTCCACGCCGAGGCGCGACAGCAGCGCGTCCGTGCCTTCCATATTGGAAAACAGGCTTTCCAAAGCGTCTTCAGTTGCGCTCGTCAATGTCTTGATAGCGGTTTTCCGTGTTGCGCTTTTAATCAATCCGAACATAATTTTCTACTCCAAAGGTCGTCTGAAACCGTTTTCAGACGACCTTAAAATCACATTTCCAACATCGGCGCAGGCAAATCAATCGCCCGCGCTCTGTTTGACACATTGCCCGTCGTTGCCGCCATCCACAGCATATGCAACGCATCGGGGCCGTCGTCGTGGTCGGCTTTGGGGAAGTGGCGCAACTGGCTGATTAAGGTCTTTTGGTCGGGGTTGAGCAGAATCAGCCCGTTTGCCATGTGCGGCTGTAAGGTCTCAATCCGCAACATCTTGTCCGAAGACGGCTTGATACCGCGCACCGGAATATGCACACCCGACCGCGCCCCGCGCTTAATCAGCTCATCTTTGAGAAATTCTTGAAACTGCACCGTCTCCACCACCCACAATACCGGCTTGACCCGCGCCTCTTTTTGGATGCGGATCACGTCCTCAATAATCAAATCGGGCAGGCGTTTTTTGACTTGGGCGACGGTTACAAACAGCCGCCCCGTCGATTTTTGATAACCGCCGACCAAAATCGCCGACGGGTCGCGCCCTGCACCCGCCTTACCCAATGACGGGTCAAGCGCGCCGTAATACACCAAATCGTCTGGCAGCTCCGACCAGTATTTGATGTTTTCGGCAAACGGCGCATCTTCGCCGCTGACCGGGTCGTTTTGGTACTCGCTGTCAAACGTCGCATGACCGTCACGCGCACGGATTTTCATCAGTGCCAACACGCCGCGAGCCGCCCAGCTTGTTTGCGCGCCGCGTTCCATCTCGTCTTTATGCGTCTGATAAAACGCTTCGGCTACCGCCGCGCCGTCGTTGCGGTAAAGTTCCTCCCATCTGTCCCACAAGTCCATGCGGTCGGGCCAGCGTTTCATCGCTTTGAATTTGCGCGTACTCCAAAACGGGTTATTCAGCGTGCGGCTCAACACGCTGTCGTAGTGCAAAATCGTGCCGATATAAATCACGTCAAACTTGGTACCGACCGCGCCCAACGGCAAGACGGTTTGTTTAAGCCACATTTCCAGCTTGTCGCGCTGGTCGGGGTTGCGCACCATCTCGTCGTTTTCGATATCGTCGAGGATGGCAAGGTCGGGGCGGAATGCACCATGCACCATGCCGCGCATTTTCTTACCCGAACCGAAGACTTGGATTTTGACGTTGGACGCGGTAACAATCGTCCCAGCCTGCCAAACCCGCCCTTGTCCGCACATTTCGGGGAAATCGGTTTTCAGGCGCGGGTTAAACTCCAATTCCGCCTTGATGGCTTCCAGCATCGGATAGGCTTGGTCGATACTGTCCATCGCAATTACGATAAACTTTTTCGCGCCGGTGATGACCGTCCAAAGCGAGAACAGGCGCGTAACCAGCGTCGATTTCGCCTCGCCGCGCGGAGCAGCATCCGCTTCGTTGATACCTTCGGGCTGTTGTAGGATTTCGGGCAGGCGGGAAAACAGAAATTCATGCAGCTCTGACTTTTCAGACGACCTGACATAATGCGGGAAATAGGTATTGACGAAATACTCGTAACCGTTGACCTGGTCTAAAACCTTCGCCCGACGCTCGGCAATGGCGGCAGTCGACGCGTCGAAGCCGTCCACCTCTGCCTCAATGATTTGGCGGAGTTGGGCGGCGTATTCGGCAAGCGACTTTAAAAACTCTTTGGACTTCATGTTTTAATCGTAATAGTGGACAACCGGCTTTTTCAGCGGCTCGGGGTTAACCATGAAACAAAAGGGCAGCGGCTCTTCCGTTTTCATTTCATTCATAGCGGACATAAAGTAAAAAAACTGGTCGGCGAGCCAAAACAACGGCTCCAGCTTATAACGCGGCGCAACTGCCGGCACTTCGCTATCCCAATCTGCAATCCAAATCGGGCAAAATAAAAACCAACCTTTATGCGTGTATTCAACTTTTTGCATATCGCTTACCTGTATTTCTTTTCAATTTCCACGCCCAGCGGCTCGACCAACTCGACAAAAGCCTGCAAGTGTTGCGGGTATCGCTCCTTGACCACTTCGCCGAACAATTCCAACACCTCAATCGCCGTCGCCAGTTTTGACGTTTCCGGCATTACTTTGGCGTTTGCCGCCACGGTCTTGGTGAACGCATCCGACAAGCTTGCCAACAATTTGGCGCGCTCGGACGGCATCAACTCCTCGACCGACGTGTCTTGCAACATCGTCATCGTCGATTGGTACTGCACCAAAAACCCCGCCAACAGCGAACGGCTCAAGTCTTCGATGCCGCCGCCCGCCAAGGTGTAGGCAGCGCGTACTTTGTCCCAATCGTCGCCTGTCTCTTTGGCGGCGCGTTTCCAGCTACGGGCGGTTGCGGTCGGGATTTCGCACATCATCGCCGCGATTTCGAGCGTCTGCCCGTCGCTGACGTACAGTCGGCGCAGCTTTTCGCGGATTTCTTTCGGATGTGCCATATCAGCCCCCGAATTTGGCTCGCAGCAACTCCCAGCCGGTCGTTACAATCACGCCGCCAAGACCGCCGTAAACCGCAGCAGATTTCTTGCAGTCTTTCTTAATTTGCTGCAATTCCTCGTCCATACGCGCCTGATTGGCGAGCATGTCATCCTGTTTGGCTTCGATACGCGCCAAGGCTTCTAAAATCGGGTCTTTCATGATTTGTCCGCTTTCCTGTCTAATTTTTCATTCATTTTTTCAAGTTTGTTTTCGATGCGCTCCAAAGACGCCGCGATATTTTTGCGGTCGGCTTGGGCATCCTGCTTGGTGTGATAGGAGAGTTTGACCGCGTGCAGCTCCTCTTTCAGATCGTCAATGCGCTTATCCGCCTCTTTCAGACGACCTGAAATACCGTTGACCCAAAACCAAAACGCGGCAGTCGCAATCGGCCACAGGGTTTTAAAACCAAATTCAAAGTCCATTTAAAACCCCCTTAAACCGGCACATCGCCGAATACGATACGGACGGAGTGGCCGTCAGGGCGATTGCTGAAAATTTCGAGTCCATCTCCATCGTTACAAACGCAGTAATACGCCGAAATCGTCTGCCAAACTGCACGCTTAAAGGTGTCGTAGTTTGTATTTGGATATTCAAGGTTAAAGGTCGTCTGAAAATCCTTATCCATCCGTACCGTATATTCAAACCCTGCCTTATCCAGCAAATTGGAAACATGGATGACAAACGGCTCTTGTTCACGTGCACGGCTTAAGCCCAATTCCAAATCGGCATGGCGCACAGCCAACTGACGTTCAACTAATTCACGGTAGGTCATTCTTTGATACCCATTAAATATTTTGTCCGCTTGTACAATTTCTTAACCCACGAAATATTTACAAATGTATAAATCTTTGCTACAACTTCGCCGTCATACTGCGCATTTTCTCGTGCAGCCCGAAATTTCGCCCTGGCTTCTTCAGGGCTGTCCGCCCAAATGCTCAATGACCAGGACTTGCCGTTAAAGCGGTAAGAAAACGTGTACTCATTCATAGGAGAAACCTTATGTATTTTGAAATCTATAAAGACGCAAAAGGCGAATACCGTTGGCGTTTGAAAGCCGCCAACCATGAAATCATCGCTCAGGGCGAAGGCTACACCAGCAAGCAAAACTGCCAGCACGCAGTCGATTTGCTGAAAAGCACTACTGCCGCTACCCCTGTAAAAGAGGTATAAAATCCGCTTTCACCCTCAGCCCGCGCCCTACGCGGGCTTTTTTTGTCAGTCGCCGACTTTGCGGGAGTGATTGCCCGCCCAATCGCGCCAAGCCTGATTTTGGTTCTCAAGCTCGGCAACATAGCCACCAAACTCAGCGGCGTGTTCGAGCAGCGTTGCCGTCTTGCCGTCTTTCGGTGCATTCGGGCGCACCGGCGCGACCATCAATGCGGCGGGCGGTGTCGGCATGATCGCCTTTTCGACAACCTTAATTTCCGTAGCCAAGGGCGCGCTTGTAGAGCTGCAGGCCGTGATGGCCAAAGCCGTCAATACAACCGCCGCTTGCATTTTTACGGTCTTGAGTAAGGACATTTTCGATTTCCTTTTTATTTTCCGTTTTCAGACGGCTGACTTCCGCCTGCTTTTGTGCCAATGCCACACCGACGGCGTGCGCCTTGGCTTCAGATTGTTTTGCTTCCTCGCGGGCTTGTTCCAGCTCGCGCGCGTAGTTTTGCGCCGACAGACGCAAGGCCTCCGCCTTGTCTTTTTCCATCTTGTCGATGACTGCTTGCTGTTTGTTGTATGCCGTCTTGTAGCCTTGCTGATACGATGCCGTCAAAATCAGCGCCAAGATAGCAGCCAAGCCACTCAGCACCCATTTATTCGTCAACAGTTTGAGCGTCATTCTCGACCTCCTGCCGTTTGACACTGACCAACGAGCGCGCTACGGCGTATCCGCCGACGACGCCCAAATACACCGCCCAAATTTCCGCCGACGGATCGGGCAACATCACAAATTTAACCGTCCCCGCCGCGCAGGCGACGTTTGCCCACAGTTTCGAGTGCGACACATTACCTGTCGCAGGGTTTTTAAAAATGTCGAAAATCCGCATATTTATTTCACACTCCCGTTTTGCAGATGCCGTTTCAGCATTTCCCGATAATTGGCAAGTTCGCTCTCCGCAAATTCAAATGCAGCCAAATCTGCCCGTTCGCTTGCCTCGCGGCTTTTTCGCGACCATTGCTCAATCATCTTTTCGTAAAACGCAACCTGTCCCATGATTAACGACGGTTCTTGCGTTTACGCGCTGCGCGTTTGGCAGCCGCTACGCCCGACTTACCCAAGCGCAGGCTGGGATGTTGTTTCAGATTGCCCACGCGGGCAGGTTTAATCTCAAATTCAGGCACCTGCGGTTTCAATGCCGCCAATGCCAAAGCAATTAAAGCCTTTTTCATGCCTCGCTCCTGCTCATTGCCGCACCGCCCAATGGCAGGTTGTAACGCTCCGGAGTGGGGTCAAGAGGCGCACCGCCGACAGACGGCCATACATACGCAGCCACGCGGGACGTCGGAAATGCCGCGATGCTGACGCGGTTGCCTTGATTGCCGCCCAAAACCAACAGATTGCCCGCCTTGTCCTTGCCGACAACAAAACCAACATGACCGCCGCCTTGACGTGTAAACACCACCAAACAGCCGTAAGCAGGCTTGGTAAGCCGTTTACCGGCAAAGGCATATTCTTTGGCGCGCATCCAATCCTTAGGGATGTCTCGCCCGCCGATTCGCAGGCAATGAGCGACGAACACGCCGCACCACGGTGTCTCGTCGTCTTTCCACCAAGCTTTCAAGCCATGAAGCCAGTTCAAAATGGTCGGATTGTGGTTTTTACCGGGGACTTCAGCGAGGCCGATATACTTTCGCGCTTCAGCCACCCAAGGGAGTTCTTTTTGTTGAGCCATACATACCTCAAATGGATAATTTAAAAACAAAGGATAGTTTGAAAACCCCATTAAACCTTTTCAGACGACTCCCAAACCCCGTCAGGCTTGCATTCAGCGTAATACAGGCAAAAAAAATCCCTGCCCGAAGGCAGGGAAAAAAGGTCTACTCAAACACACAAGGAAAACAAAACCATCATGCCGCAAACAAATCAGCCTGCGCCCTTGCCGCCGCTTCGCGGTCGGCCTCTTTCAGAATGTATCGGATATTTCGCGTTGACAGCTTATGCGCCAACACCAGCTCGCGTACAATAAACAAATCGCTCAAACCTTCCGCGCTCATCGCATCATATTGGCGGCGGATAAACCGGTTGCGAAGTTCGCGCATCGCATCCCAGCAGCGCGGGATTGCCAAGAAAGGCTGCCCGACATAAGCACGCTCCAACCGTCCCGCCGCTTCTTCGCCGATGTCCTCGACCAGTTGCTCGTGTAAGATACGGCTCTGGCGCGTATTGCGGCGGCGGTTGGAAATCGGGTAATTCGTCCCGCCCCAAACCTTAACCATGTGAAACGCCGCCTCCAGCCCGATAACCGTAATCAGCGCCACCACACTATGCGGCAGCAGATGTTTCACATCCTCAAAATCCTGCTCCGTCATCTCCCAATTTAAGCTCATCCCGTTTTCTCCTTTTTCTTGCGGTTCGCACTAATCTGCAAAGCCGCCACCAACTTGTGCATATTGCCGTCGGACAACCATTCCACGCGGTCAACCTTAAACATCTTTTTCGCCGTACCGTGCGCATAATTCCAAGACCAGCCGTTATCCAGCAGCAGGGCTTCGATTTTGCGCATCATCGGGTCAGCAGACTCGCGGCGGTTCGGCCGTTGTCCCGCCGTTTTTTTCGGCGCAAACCCATGTTGGCGCAAATCCTCGACCACGCGCTCCAGCTCAGGGATACTGCACTCAGTACACGACCGCTTACCCGTCACACGCTCCAAGACCGCGCGATACGTCGCATCATCCAAACCAAGCTCTTTTTGAGCGATTTTAATTTTCGCAATCAACGCACGGCGCATCTCAAACCCCTAAAACACAATATATTGATTAATTAACGCATATTATACAGATAAAATACTATATGTTGTAGTAAGCCACTGTTTTTTTTTGCGAAACGGACAGACATAAAAAAACCGTCTGAAACAGGTTTTAAACCCCATTTCAGACGGCTTTTAAATGCCTTTTAAAAAATTTGCCTAACCATCATTACCGTTTTCAAGCACTTCTATTTCCCCCATCTCCATAAGGGTATGAATTACCTCTTGCACAGTAATAAAAGTTAATTGCGCAGGCGTACCATCGTCTTCAAGTTTGGTATCCCCTCGATAGGCATATCTGATATTTCCATCAGGCAAATCTTCAATTTCAATAACAATTTTCGCCATCACATCAACTCCTGATTATGTGGTTCAACACTGAAAAACTCCTTACCCTGCACAATCTTAATGCCCGGCACAGGGTTGTCGGCGAAAAACTCAGGTTCGTTTAATACCGCGTCTTTATTGACTTCTTTTTTCACGCGGATAAAGCGTTCCAAGTCGGGCTTGGACTCCAGTAAAGCCAGCACCGCATCAACACCACTGACGCTACATTTTGGCGGGTTGTTTCGCCAACGGATGATACCGGTGGTCAGGTCGGCAAATTTAACCTTGCCGCCATCTGTCAGCGCATCACGGTTTGCTTCGCTCCATGCCTGTACGCCTGCATGAATGGCATTGATTTCCGCCATCAGGGGCGCAACACGCTCGTCTGCCTGTTTTTGCAGCTCGGCCACATTATCATTGTGGTCGGCTTGGATACGCTCGATTTCACGCTGCAAATCGCCCATGCGTTTGATTTGCACCGATGCGTCCGCGCGGTCTTGGATGCCCACAGTCAGGGCTTCAGTTTTGGTTTTTTTAGTTTTAGCCATTTGCTTTATCCTTTCTTAGTTTACTTTTCGGTCAGCATCTCTCAACTGTCTTGCCAGTTGCAATGCTTTTAAATTAGTGACAGCAGCCTTCATAAATCCTTCCGTATCTCGGGCGGCATCACTGCATACGCTGTTTAAAAATTCCGTTGTCAACGCAGCCATCAGGTCGGGAGCTTGATACTCACCGTTTAGATTGATTTCGGGCAACTCGACGCGACACTTCCCATTTTCCGAAATAATTTTAAAAACATACTCTTTCATTTCACTTACCTTTCTTGTTTAAAACATCTCTCACTTCCGCCATTTTCTGACGACCTTTTTCCTTATCCGGCGCGGGCTTTGCCAGCATCGCCCTGGGTATCAACCGTGGCGGCAGGTTGCGGAGCAGTTCGGCGGGTTGCGGCCATGTTTCCGCCGCCTGCAACACCTTAAACCCCGTCTTAATCCGTATCGGGTCATACTCCGGCGAGACGATTTCTTTTGTCTCCATCAGTTTCCGATACCAAATTTCCGCGACTACCGGCATATCCTGCGCTGCGGGGCGGTTGGGCAGATTGAGCGCGGAAAGCAATGCAAAGCCTGATGCGATTTCCTGTTTTGCCCAATCTTCGCCTGCCCATTCGCCCAAGGCTGCCACACCTTGCCGCAGTTTTGACGGCGCGCCGCCTTCGCCCACTCTCCCTGTTGGAGA